CTCCTCTCACTCCTGATAATACGGTACGCCCTCGTACTGTGGCAGAACCGGCAAGACGGAGCATCTGCATTGGCACACCTGCTCTGGTGGTACGTCACCGCCGTCGGGTTGCGTCTTGGCCCCTGGGTGCATCATCATGATACCGCCGACGTTGAACGGTTCGTTTATGCGGCGTACTTGTCCGTTAGCAGCAGCGTGGTCATCTCTCACACGATTATCCATGGTAGCAAGCCATTCATGGCCCTTTGCACCCCAGGCCGTGTATAGCTCCTGGCTGCCCTGGTTTAGGGCCCCCATCTCTTCTGTTCGCGCAATGTTTTCGCGCCGGTACATCGGCATCCGCTCCTCGTACCACGCGAACTCCTCTGGCGACAGCCCCCCGCTCATCCACTGCTTGAACATCGTCTCCAGGTGGTTCGTCATCGTGTACACAGACCAGCCTTCGTTGGTGGCCTGCTGGCACATCATGCGGATTGCCTTTTCCGTGTCGGCGTTGATGGGCTGTGCAAAGGTGATCGTATAATTTGAGAACCAGTCTTCGGCCAGCCAGTTGTGAACGTCGAACGCAACTCCGAACTCGGCGTCCAACTGCTCAGCCCGTTCTGCTATCATCGTGTGCATCACGGGCGCGAACACGTCGCGCCAATTGTCGGCGGCTCCCATCTCCAGGTACTGCTTGATCGTCAAGAACGTCGTCATCCACCCGATAGTTGCCTTGTCATGGAGGGCCTTGGCCTTGGCCCCGTTCACGATGGCCAGGATCTCGCGTCTATCGTGATCCAGCGCTTCGTATGCAGCGTCCGAGAATCGTTCCTCCCACGTCAGCGCGAAATTGTCGTGCGCTTTCCAGAAGGCGGCCTTCTGCTCCTGTGAGAACGGCGACCCCGGCAACTGCTCCTCAGCCGGCGGCTCCTCCAGTATCCCCGGTATCCCCTCCGGTGTCTCCGGTATCTCCCCAGGTGGCACATCAGCCTTCTGTCCCTTCCCCTCGTCCTCGGCCTCGTCCGCTTCCTCCACCGCCTCTGCCGCTCCCTGCTCTCCCTCGCTCGTCGGGGCAGGTTCGGGCTCTGGCAGCGCGGGCGTGGTCTCCTCCACCTCTCCATCCTCGCGGATCGTCCCCGAGGGTATCATCATCATCGGGCGGTAGGAGGTGTTGGAGCCGGGATACTTGGGCAGATCCAGCCCCACCGTCTCGGCTGCTACGCTACCCGGCACACCCTGGGCGACGAGCGTAGACCACGCCGCGGTCAATGCAGGAATGTCGTGCTGCAATGCTGGCACTTCGCCGTAGTCGAACTTGACGAATGCGCCATCTTCGGTGCGCAGGTAGTAGCGGTATTCGTCCTCGAACATCGTCAACTCTGGCACCATCGTGTCTTCCCAGAACGCACGGCGGGCCTGGGCGTAGTTGCTGTACGTCGATCTGGCAAGCCCGAATCGTGTCCCGACGAGGATCGGCGGCACGCCAAACGGTGCCAGGATGCGGGCCTCGTTGCGCTCGTCGATGACGCCGAATCCCATCTCGTCGAAGGATAGCCCCAGGCGCTGGTAGTCGCCGCCCTGGTCCAGCACGGCCACGTCGGCCCAGTTGTCCACGCCGCCGTAGATCTCCTGCCAGCGCTCGCGGGCCTCGGCCACGTCCTCTGGCGTCATCGGCACGTCGAACTTGAGCATCCCTGGAGGCATCGCGCCTCGCTCGAAGAAGAGCTTCAGGTACTTGGTGACCTGGTTGTCTACGTCTGCCGACTGCGCCATCGGTGCGATAGGTGACAGGCCATAGCCCATCCCCTCCAGCGGGTCCAGCGGGTTGGGCAACTTGACGTGCATGATGTCCTGCGGCAAGAACGGGATACCGCTGCGCTGCGTCATTCCCTCGGGCACATACAGGTAGCCCAGCATCTTGGCGATGTTCCCCGACTGGCGGCCGGGCACGATGTACACACGATCGGGGCGGAGGGGGTAAAGCGCCTGCGGTATCTCCTCGCCGCGCTTGCGGTCGACGAGCACATAGCAGTTGCCGGATAGGTTCAGGTACACCTCGTTCAGTGCCTGGAACTCGGCCCATGACTGGTATACGTTCGGACGGGCGCACAGCTTGGACAGTGGGTGGTCCACGTCCAACAACTCCGGAGCCTGGTACGTGCCGGTATACGCCCGCAGAGGCGCGGCCATGATCGAGCGCGCCTTGTACATGATGGCGCTGTAGATGATGGCGTTGAGGTTGAAGCCTTCCTCTGCATAGTTGAGGTAGTCGATGATTTGCCACGTAGGCTCGCCTTGCCGCCACGTGGGCCAGATGAAGGGGGCTTTCTTCTGCTCGAAGTCCCGTGGCTCGACGGGGCGGAATGCGCGGAACCCGTGCCGGTAGAACTTGAGCGCCTGGCGGACGCGGTAGAGGGTGCCGGGTTTATTGCGGCTCATCCGACGAACACCCCGCGCCGTCTCGCGCTCCACGCCAACGCGCCGGCCGCAATGCTGTCGGGCAGGTGCCCGCTGCCGTACACGTCATCCACACTGGCATACTTGTGTTCGTTATACATAAATTCGATCATAGGCGACTCCAATTCCCCGCGCTCGATTGCCGAGATGTAGTTGCTCAATAGATCGGAACGTGCCCGGCCGACCATCACCACGCTCCTGGCCCGTTTCGTCAGAAGGTCGTTTACGACGTCACCCAGCCCGGTCCCGTCGTGCGCCGCGCCACCCTGATACCGCTCCAGGCGTCTGTCGAACTTTTCCACCATCACGGGCCAGGGCAATCGCCCACAACGCTCGAATGCGACGATGCGGGCCGGCTCATAATCCAGGCGCAAGGTCGGGATGACCGTCCAGTCCTGTTTCTTGGCCCAGTCTGCGCCGGTCGCGTAGCGTGCGCCGTCCTGTGGCGGCTCGACCTCGATGTATTCGCCATTGCTCCCACGCCACACTCCCAGGTCGCGGCGAAACATTGCCTCGACTGCGGCCGGCTGGATGGCGCGGCTCTCGGGGCTGGGCTCTTGCAGGTCGTACTCTACGTTGAACATCACTGCCGTAACTTCCTGCCGCTTGCGCTCGATCTCTGACGCCAGGAGCCACCCGTGCGGCTCTACCGTCTCGCGATAGCACCATACATAATGCCCCCACCCCTTCTCCGCCACCCGCCGCTTGATTTCGGTCATCGTGCCATCCGAATTCTGGTGCGTACTACTCATCACTGTCTGCGCGGGCACCTCTGCCGTCCCCATCGTCTGTCCCAGCGCCGCGTCCAGGATGTCCAGCGCCATCACGTCGATCTCGTCCAGACGCAAACGCGGGACGTGCGGCCCGCGTACTGATGCTTGCGATGCCATCAGTGCCGTGACCGTGTTACCCCACGTCAGGCGGGTCTCGCGCCTCGATGGATCGGACGCCAGCAATTGTCCGGGCGCATTCCGGCAGTCCCAGAACTGCTGCATGTACCGATGAACGCGCGTCGATTGTTCGCCGCTTCCGCCGAGTACGTTCACGCCCGCCTTGAGCGTGACAGCCTCGGTCAGTCCCAGGAGCGCCAGCAGGAACGACTTTCCGCCGAACCCCCGCGATGCTTCCCACACCGTTACCGGTGAGCGGGCGAAGTATGCATCACAGAATGCGCGCCACGGCGTCGAGTGCTTCGGGCAGACCTGCACGTCGGGGATGGTGACCCCCCAGGCAATTCGCACGAATGAGCGCAAGGCGTCTTCAGATTGTAAAGGTAAGTCAAAGTCAAGCAGGCGATTCTTGTTCGCCTGCGCTATCCGATTCTCGATTGCTTTCTGCCGCCTCCATAGCATCAAAGATAACGGCAAGGTCGAGTTTTGCGCCATCGGTTTCACTCTGTGCAAACTTCAGCCAATCGAGCAAGTCCTTACTCGTATCAAGCTCACCACCATCTCGTACCTTCTGGCGGGCAACCTGCATTGCGATACGCAATCGTTCTGCACGACTAGCAATACCGGTCATCAGGCTCAGGCGGTCAACTTCTACCTCAAACTCCAAATTGCGCTTCCAATTGTAGATGGTGCGCTCTGTAACATTGGCAAGCCTGGATGCCTCGTCAATCGTGTAACCATTCGCCAGGGCAAGCGCAGCCGCCCGCCTCTTTGGTGTCCATCTAAAGTTCATCAAAAACCTGAAAGAAACCTGAAGAATTCCACACCACCCGCGTCCGCTCCTGCAACCGCCGCCACGTCCACAGCACCGGCCTCTCGGCGCACGGCTCCGGCACCCGCGCCGCGTACAGATACAGCGTCATCACCGCTCCTTGTCCTGTGTCAGCACCGCGCTAGAACAGCTCATCATCATCCTCCGCCGGGTAGCTGGCGTACATCATCTCGCAGAAGTCCCGC